AAAGAATACAATAGTTAGTCTACCATCACTGGCATCATTTCCGAAGAAATCCATACCACCGTGGTATTTACGTCCATCAAAGATTATAGCACGATTGTAACGTGCTTCAACAGATACTGACGGTTTGAAGTCAGAGTTACATTGTCTCTTGAACTCTTCAAACTTAGCAACTGCTTCAGGATCATCCTGACACTGTAATTGTGCTTTGAACTCTCTCTCATATGCTTGTCCATTATATCCAACAGGCACATCATAGATCGTCGTTCCTGCACCTTGCCTGAACTCTTTATTCAGATAGATAACAGCACCGATTCCTAAGTGTGGAGGATCGGAATGAACCCATCCAGACTTTGTTGATCCATCAGAGACGTGAAATGCCATATCTGCAATATCAAATCCTTGATGGTGTGGCAAATAACGAATCAGTTTCTTACATACAATCTCGTGAAAGATTGGATCTAAGTGATTAATAAAGTCCGATCTTTTCCCTGGCCAGTTACCACCATTCGGATGATTCGTGCATCTCCAATACTCTAACTGCTGTGCCATATTGACAACCAGAGAGGGAGTCTCGAAGAAGTTATCAACAACAATCGTTGGTATTAATTCTTCTGCGTAGTTGTTCATTTACCGAACCTAAAAGGACATTTCTTTGTCTTGCCGAAGATGAGATCGTTACTGACAAATGGGATAAGTGTTTTAACAGATAGTCTGTTATGCATCTCCTTCACAATCTTCTCACTTGGTACAGACTTAACCATATTGAATTCTTGCTTGAGGTTATGCTCTTGCAAGAAACAGATCTTGTAGATTGGATCACCACGTTTGATGACCACAGGTTTATCTAGGTCAACACGATTCACGCCCAAAGAGATAGGACGTGCCCAATCGGATAGGTTGAACCAACCATTCACAAGTGTGAAGTTATTGTTGAGGGAAGTCAGTGGATGATCTTTAACCTCAACCCACACGTTCCTTGCTTTAGTCCAACAGACTATCATAGGGCAAGCAATCTGTAAAGTTCTGACTGGAGGTTGCCAGTCTTCGATCTTCACCAGTCGTTGCATTAAATCGGGGTTGTCTATGTTAGGACAACGGATTCCTTCTTCAGTTGCTTCAATCGTGATGTCTTTGGGTGCATAAACAATAAACTCTCGTTTCTGTTTATGTCTCCAAGCAGGACACATATAGTGTGGAACACTATTTGGTTTGTAATCATCGAGCGATCGAGTGGGTTCAATCCCAACACCATCGACAGATAGAGCAGAATCCCAGCACTCTAGAATGTCATTTGCACCTGCATATTGATGATAGAAAATGTCAACAGTCATAGTTAAAATTTAGTGCAATTCTAGTTGTAGTAAGGGAGGGACAGGTCGATGCGTGGTAAATAGAACCATCAAAAATAACGACTTTTCCCCTCTTTGGTTCTGACCTATAAAATATGTCTCCATACTCATCAAAAAACACAGTATCTCCATCAGTATCGTTCACATAATACAGTGCAGTCGTATGTGGTTCATTGTGATCAACGTGTTTATTGTTTGGACCTTCGTTGGTGTTCAACAATAACCCGCCTTTGATTCTCCACAAATCGTGCTGCTTCGGTGCAAACTGCCATAACAATGGCAAGATGAAGTTACAATGCTCTGATTGTGTTCCAGTTGCTTTATCAAAAAACAAATGTGCAAACCCTGGGGTCTCACCTTTGTCACGATCAGTATCACTGTACGTCACATCGTTGAGATACCCCCAGGGAAATCTTACATCTGTCATCAACTGTTCAATGCGATCCTGATACGTCTCAGGTATCACATCTTCAATAACTTGGATCGCCTGGGACATCATCATCAATGGTAGTGTTGGATGTGGAACCAATGATTTCCATCTCGATGTTGTCACCGTCGATATTCAATTCAAATGCGGGAATTGACACATCATCGTCTTCACCCATAATATCACGCTTGACAATATAGAGAGCGTCGATGGCACCTTCAAGACGAGACTTCTGACTATAAGCATCACTACGCTGCTGAAACTCAATGGTAGTCACACCGTAAGGATTCAACTTCTTGTTTGCAAAGTCTTCATCATACTTTTCAATCAGTTTGCCGACTGCTTCTTTTTGTAGGTGAAAGTTTTGAATTAGTTCGTCAATAGTCATCGATTTTTTCCGTTAGAGTGATAGTTGATAGCACGCATCGCACGCTTGATTTTTCTAGTCACAGTATCTTCGGTAGAATACTCTGCCTTGAGACTGTAGTTAAATGCTGCTTCAAGATCCCAATCTTCCTGGGTTGCATTATCTATGGTCATATCATACCACGTTTTCTCAATAGATTCTCGTGGGATAGGAACAAACTGTGCCAGAGGAGTACCTGCCTTAACCAGGGTTTCACCCTCCATAGCATACCAAATCAGTTGAACATTTACTTGCATAGCAAACCTGGGATCATACATTCCAGCAACTGCTTCAAACCTAGATTCATTGTTCCAGTACACAGGTAATTGCAAGAATACTAGATCATCACTAGCACGAACTCGCCAGGGTGTTTCCAATTTGATGATATGTGCCAGACACTCACGAGGAGCATCAACTAGAGGCACAACTTGATCGGGAGAGTGATCACCAATAAAATTACTGTGCCTCATAAATGTGGATGGAGTTTCCCATTCATAAGATACACCGTCACCGTTAGTTGTGATAGTAAAGTCCATTGGTGCAGTGACAACCCAACCCATTCGGGTGATCTGTTTCAGACCAGGACAATTTGCCACATTTTGTGTTCCTCTGAAAGGACACTTCGCTTTCTTGTGCTCAGCGTCCTGCCAAGTTCTCTTGATTGAAGAAGTTGGGATCAGAGGATAATTCTCTGCTAAACCAGGTTCAAGTGAAAAGAACCGAATCCACGGTTTTTTACGCTTCCAAGGAATCCCGAACATTGTCAATGCCTCCATAAATGTTTTCAAGTAGATACTGGTAATGAGTCGGACATTCGTCACTGTCAATGAACTCTTCAACAGCGTTAATGTATTCTTCTCGCTCTTCCTTAGCAAACTTAAGACGATCGTAATCGATAAGATTACCACTGTATCGTGTTCCCATCCTCATACCCATACCAGCAGAGATATAACTCATACCATCGAGATTCTGTTCGATTGGACAGTTATGATCAAGAACGTCTCCCATTCGTTCATAATTATCATTTATCTTAATGTTACCATCAAAGCAATCTAGCATATAGTCACAACGTTGAGTAGCGTGACGCCAATATGGGTTATCGGTACGCATAGACAATGCATAATGCATTGCCACAAACTTACTGAAACCAATCACCTCACGCTGTGCTTGGTAATTATACCACTGTCTCTCAAGGAATGAAATATATCCCCGACGACGGTTAAGTACATCAACGAGACGCAAAACATTCTCGTGAGTTGTAAGCAAACCAGTAGATTCTAGAGGTTCAACAAAACCGTAAGACAGACCGATTGCAAGACAATTCAGTTCCCACGCTTTTTCACGATAACCGTGTTTGATGTCAATTTCCTTAATCTCATAAGTGTCAGGTTCAATGTTAAACTTTTGTTCAATCCAAGTCTCGAACTCTTGTTTTGCCTCATTAGGCATTGCAAATCTATCGGACCAGCAATATCCAACACCGATACGATCCCACAGTGGAATAGTCCACATCCAACCATTTTGTGCACCTTCACAGTCAGTGACGTTGTGCATCATCATCTCACGGAAGGTTTGATCTTCATAAGGAATCCGTGCAAAGTATGCCTTGTTGTTTGGCAAATACTTCTCGAAACTGATATGCCTCACATTCATTTGCCCCTCAATCAGAGCACCTTTGAATCCAGTACAATCAATAAACAAATCACCTTGAACACCAACAGTCTTCTTACTATCGTGAAGACGAACTGCAAGTTGTTTGATCTCACGATTAGATACTGCAGGAGATCCACCAGCAGTAACATCTTTCACCATACCACGCACATCACCAATGACGTGAGTGAAACGATCATACTGCTTCCAAGGTTCGCAGACATTAACTTTCAACCACTCACCAAACTTCTCAGCATCTAGATGATAGGCAACATCAGTATCTGGATAGAAATTCCTAAACTTATCATCTTTGTTATCATACTGCTTGTTCTTCTTTGCCAGAAAAGTGTTCTCACAGTTATAATATGTCGCGAATCCATCAGGACTGTTGTACAGTTCTTCGTCCTTACCAATAGATGCCTGAATATCAAAGAAATCTTCAATACCTGAGAGAGTATTGTAAGTGTCGTAAGGACCAAAAGGATACTGGAATGTCGAACCTTCGTTATCCCTAAAGTTAGTGAACTGGATACTATTCTTGTAGGTAGCATTACACGCTGCCATCCAGTCTTCATCTCTTAGACCAAGGGCACGAAGATACTTATTAAAATGCCCAAGCGTAGATTCTCCAACACCAACAGGTTTAGTTTTTGCACTTTCAACTAGAACCACATTGATCCAGGGGCATAGCTTCAAGATTGCAGCGCAGGTCATCCATCCAGACGAACCACCACCAACAATCACGACATTGTTAACTTGCATAACTAATCAATCTTTTCCCTTTATATAGGCATAATCATAGCATAAAAAAGATGGGTTGGAAACCCATCTTTTGTTTAGATTATGCTTAGTATCACTCAGGAAGTTCTTCGTAGGTACGACCCCAGTTAGAATAACGCTCCCAGCAGGGAAGGTCGTTACCAGAGATCTTCATCGGACGAGTAGTTGAAGGTTCAACGTTATCAGACATAAATTCAGCAATTTCCTCTTCTGTCATTGTAGGATCCATCGGTTCCTCAAAGTCAGAAGGACGAGGAGTGAACTCTTTGACGGTCTTGATATGATTAAACCACAAAGCATCATCTGCGTCAAGTGCACGACCTGCTTCAAGATCTTTAAAAAGCATATCAAGTTGCTGCCCAACATCACCGTAAGCAACACGACGAGTAGTAGCAGGATCAGCGTATGTTTCCTCACGCTTCACCCAGATCATATCCTCAGCAGAGGGAGACCACTCAAGGGTCCAAGTTTTAGTGATGTCATCGGGTGCATTTACCCACATTTGACCACAACCACGACCCAGGAAGAGAGGATATTCTTCGCCAGGTTCAACGATGTCAGCGACACCGCCAGTGAAATCCATTAGTGCTTTCTTCATTGCTTCCCTTGATTACTTGTAGTTGATAACAGTAACGACACCATACTTGCCGTTAGATCCACGGAAACTATGGAAGTGACCACCCGAACCGCCTGCACCATATGCAGCGTGGTCTTGGTGGTTGTGAGAGAAGTTGCCACCATTGGGCCAACCTGCTGCCACAGAACCGCCGAAGTGAGAAGGACCACCAGTACCACCGCCGTGAGCAGCGTGAGACTGACCGCCACCACCCCAGATATTCAGGTCACCGCCAGAACCGTTTCTGCCGAGACCACCAGAGTGAGAGTTGTTACGAGCAGCACCGTGACCACCACCAGCAGACATATAAGGTCCGAAGGAGGAAGAACCACCATCACCACCACGGTTGAAATACCAGGTTCCACCGCCACCACCACCAATGGTGATACCAACAGAGGAGATGTTAGCAACAGACATCACACGTTCGGAGTAACCGCCAGCACCGCCAGATTCGCCGTGACCAGCACCACCTCCACCGCCACCTTGGACGCGAACGTGAATGTACTTAACACCAGAAGGTCTGTTCCAGGTACCATTACCTGTCCAGACTTGCATAGAACTGATGTTTTCAGAACTCACCGATGCCCAGGACATCGAAGAACCATCGGTTGTCAGAAATTTACCAGACTGTCCAGACACACTCGGCACAATCTGACCAGAGGAACCTGACATCGTACCATTGACGGTCAGGTTACTAACAGTCAGAGTACCATTAGCGGTAATGTTGCCCGATGCAAGGGTAAAACCACCAATACCAGACAGGTCTCTAATAGATGCAACTTTGAGTGTACTCATTTTACCTGTGAATCTTTCCTAGATTATTTATACAATTATGTAGGTGGAACAGGACGAACGTACCCTTCTGGGTGATAAGGTTTGTCTCGTTCCCATTGCTCATCGTCAGGATAGTATCCATCGTGATAAACAACTGTCCCAGGTGGATTCTCCATCTGGGTAGTCACATCCTCATAATTGGGGATGTTAATGCTTGTTCTATGAACAATATTTGTATCACCCTCTTTTGCCCACACTTGAACTGCATATTCCACATCATTGTCTAATGTAGGTAAGCAGCAATTCATCAAAAACGGACAATCGTTAGCGATAATCTTATTTAGATGATCTTCATAGACTACAGTTGCGCCCTGACTGACGACAACACCAATGTGTAGATCATCAAATGTGCAAATATGATGTCCATTTCTCCTAACACCAACTCTGATGGTAAGATCTCTGGACTTTAGCAAACTGAAACTACCTGATTCACAGGTTCCCAGTGCTAGATCAAAAACAATGTTAGCAGTATTTTTATCCTGCCATCCATCATCTTCAGTTTTTGGATCGTAGATTGATGCTGTTGCCATTACACCTCATAACAGATTGTACAGATACCAGTACCGCCATTAGGTTGTGCAGCACCATTTCGGAAACTATTAGTAGTATCTCCAGGTGTTTGATAATTACCATTCGATATCTGACTATTTAGAGTATATGCACTACTTTCCTAACTGTTGCCGCCACATCCCCCTGCTGCACCATTACAATCGCAACCGGGGTTTCCGCCGCAGTTACCAGCATTGTAACCGCCACCGCCACCGCCTCCACCAGAAGCGTCGTTACCAGGGCGACCACATTCGTCACCATTCGTATCACCATTAGAACCAGCACCACCACCGCCAGAACCACACTGACCGTTCTCACCATTCTGACCGCCTGCACCGCCTCTACCAGCACCACCACAACCTTCGCGACCACCACCTCCACCGCCGCCTCCAGCGACTTGGAGAATGTTACCACTATTCATATTAACGCCCAAAGGAGAAAACAGCATCGTTGCTGCGCCACCTCCACCACCACCTGCTGAACAACCACGGCAGGATGCGTGTGTACCACGACCACCAGAACCATACCCAGATCCGTTGGAACCATTGCCACCGCCGCCCCAGCAACCGTAGCAACCGCCACCGCCGCCTCCACCGCCGCCGACATATGCTCTCATCCTGCCGCCTGCGGAGATCCAAGATTCTTGCACCTCAATCTCACTGTATGACATACCACCAGCGCCACCGTCAGCGCCACCTTGACCACCTCTACCGCCAGCAGCACCCCACATCCAAACGTAGATGATACCACCAGCACCATCACGAATGTAAAGACTATTGTCTCCACTCGAAGTAAATCTATGGCACTTTAGTTGTTTGTTATTAGAAGGGTGTTGAGTTTCAAACACAGCACCATTATTATCAGCAGTAATTCTAGGTGTGCCTGCTGCACCAGATCCACCACCTTTAGATCCGAACGATGATGATAGTGGATTAAAATTACCAGAATATCCGAGTTGCGTTGACATAATCAGGAGTAATTAACAGCAGAACCGAACACTGTGTATGAGTGAAGGTTAGTATTGGTAGTGTATGCCAAGGAGAATGAACATACAGCATAGGTTCCATCCATACCAGGAGCAGAACCACCACTCCAGTATATAGACGTGGACTGACCGTTAACACTAATAGAAGTTGGCAAACCAGATGCTCCCTGATTCTTCACAACTACAGTAATACCATAACCGTGAGGACCATCGGTAGGAACATTACTAAGATTCAAAGTAAAGTTACCACCACTAGTTTTGTTAACCCAAATGGTATTACCATTATTATAGTCGTGATTAACTGTACCAGATGCTGTGTAGTAATAAATGGTTTCTTTGGTCTCACTGAAGTGCAGGATTCCAGTGAATGTACCGTGACCAGATGTGATGTCAACGAACTGTGCATATGACAGGTCGTCCTGACCCATCACCATCCAAGTTGCACCATTCTCAACAGTAACAGTGTAACCTTGATCAATTTGAACAGGACCAGCAGTGAAACCATTAGTATATTCCACACCACCATTGAATGTAGGTCCAACAGTGATGTTCTCACTAATGTTTGTTCCGTTTGTTCTGATGATAGAGTTTTCACCAACAGAAGGACCACCGCCACCAACATCATCCCATCCAGGGTTACCAGCGTTAGCATCTTGCAGGTAGATCTGTGCTTGGTCTTCTGTCGTGTTATAGACAAGTGTACCAAACGCAGGTGTACCCAGAGCGTTAATCTGCGACTGGTTTAGCGGAGGAAGGTTAAGTTGTTCAGTAATAGACCACGCTTCCACCAGACCTCTGGTGGTCGCCTGAATCTGGTTACCGTTAATCTTGGTTGCCATAGGAACCTAGCCCTGTTCTTATTAGTATTTAGATAACGAGTTCTCTGATTTGAATCACGTCACCAGTTGCAGGGGGAATGCTAATACTAAAGTCAACCGAATTACCAGACACCTGATAATCCACTGTAGGAATTTGGATAACACCATTCAAGAACACAAGCACAGAGAAAGATGTGTGTCCAGGTGAAATAGCGAAGGAAGAAGTTGATCCATTACCATTATAGACAACACCATTGTTGCCATTGGCAAGACCAGTTGCGAGTCTGTACTTATCAGCAGCACCATAGTTACCACTGACATCCAGGTTGCCATCAATATATGTATTACCCGAAATCTTCATCCTGTTGGATGCATCGGGTGCCATACCAATACCATAGTTAGTAACACCACCAAACCTACGAGCAGTGATCGGACCAGTGTCAGTCATACCAAACTTGTACCAAGTACCAGTTTCATAGATCCAACCCAGAGAATCACCTGCTTGCCAATCAATGTTATAGATAATATCACCATCGTTAAATGCAAGTGACGAGTCAATATCTGGTTGACCTGTTCCATCATCTTCTGCTAGGAACGTCTGCCTTAGTACAGTACCATCATCGTTAGAATATGTCAGTTTGGTTGTCTGAATGTTTTCAGATGCAGTAATACGCTTCTGGAAAGTAACAGGACCAGAGAAGACAGATTCCAACTGGTTAGATGCACCACCGATAACAGTCAGTTTGTCGGTAAGAAC